CTGGAACCCGAGGACCTTACTTAAGGGTCCTCGCTCAACCCACTCATAGATCTCGCGCTTGAGTCCTTGCTGTGCATACTGCACAGACGATGGCTCAATAGCGATAATCCTGGGTGTGGATTGAGTTTTGGGCACGGTGATAACCCTTACAGGGTGCTCATCGTGTGGGGCAACGAGCTCGGAACTAGAATAAACACTGTTCGCAGTGTACCTCCAGTACGGGAAGACTCTTTCGAGTCTCTCCGTCCAGTAGCTATACTGGCGCTTCTCCCACTGGGAGAGGCGCTCGGCAACAGCTCCTGGGCCGTGCTTGGGGACAAGTCCATAGTCCGCGATCTTGCGATCGAGGTGCTGGAACATGTCTCCAAAGAGCGCATGGGACGCCCGGACAAAGTCCGAGAGTCGGGCAGAATCAATTCTACCCGGAAGACCCATTAACTCTTCGTCGGTGGCGACAAATCCGTCGAACGCCGCCCGGATACGATCCGGGGTACATTCTCGCTTTACCTTCTGAGAGAGGAGGCAAAACTGTCGGACTGACCTGACTGCGTCAGGATCAGGGTCGGCCAAGATATATCCATCAAGATCGAAGACACGGAGAAGGAAACCTCGCATAAAAGCGGGGAGACCTCGGTGATACTTCCAAGAAGGAAGCTCACTGCGCTCCGGCCACCGTCCGGTCTCAAGGCCTTTCTCAAGGGCCTTCGCGAACGACGGCAAGGTAATGGTCAAGTAACCATCGCCTTCGTCTTCACACCTACGCGTGACCGTTTCTAGGTCACGAGTGATGTCGATCGAGCACTGGCGTCCTAGGTCAACTAGGACAGATCTGTGGAGTTGGTATAGGCTTTTCATCGCTCCCTTTATGGGTTTGAGTCCAGCCTCATACTCTACCTCAGTGTCGCGTGGATCTTCCACGCGAGATAAGCACGCCCACCGCCATAGAGGCGAAGACCGTGAAGCCAAAGACGGCAAAGAAGGTGAGGGTCAGGAACGTTTGTTCCATAGCCTCTACTTCTCACCGCCCAGGATCTTCACGGTGGTGGCCGCGCTAGAAGCGGTCAGCATAGTGGCGAGAGCCACCAGCTGATCCTTCAGCTCGGTGACGGAAAATCCGTCAACGGGCTGATTGCACGTGATGCTCCACGTGGCCGTGACGCGACTGTTGAGCCCTGTAATGGGGTCAGCCGCGACCTTGGCCGTGCGAAGCACCGCAGATGTGCGCTTCTGATTCCGTGACGTGCTCTGCTGGATGCGGAGCGAGGTGGTACCGTCGGCCGACTGATAGTCGGCAGTAGTCCCGCTCAACCCCGTACGGGGAAGCGAGATGGCGGTACCCGCCACGGTAACGGACTGAGGATCTGCGAGCATGAAGCTCTCCTTAATAGTGGAATGATTGTTGTTTTCGGACTTTAGAGTCGGTCCGTCCGACTAGATTAACGCCCGATCTTTGTAAGACCGAG